TTTGTTAATTTATATAGGTTTAAAAATCTCGCTGTGCTACACTTGAACTCTTTCATAGGGTTATCTGTAGTAGCTTGAGTCACTTGATAGATGACCATTCCTTCTTTCTCTGAGATAGGAACAACCAACTGCTCTCTAGTGTCGTTTTTGTACGTTTTGTTTACTTGTATCATTTTTTGTTGTTTAAATTGTTAAATTCTTCTTTACTTACCTTCCTAACATCAAGCTGGTCAATGTTGTCTGTCACCAAAATACAATAGTCATGACCTGACTTATTGAAGGTCTTAGCTGAGTAGCGAGCATACTTGAGATTCTCTAGGCTTGACTCAATAATGAAGTAGGATTTTTCCATTAGTACAGCCATCTTAAGAACCTTCTAATCAATCCTACCTGAGGCTCAGGTTTATCAGAGAAAACAACAGTTGTTTTTCTTTTTCGAGTCTTTGGTGCTGGTGGTGTCTGTATTGATTTCATTTCTTGTCTTTCTATAAAATTTATTTCTTGTTGTGTTTCTTGTCTTTGTTGTCTTTGTTGTTTTTGTTGTTTACTAAGTATTGAATTATACTTTCTAAATTCAGTAATTAACTTAAGAGTAACTGGTATTTTTTCATTCCATTTTAAAAAATCACCTTCATAATAAATAATATTTTTTGATTTTAAAAATGTTGTCCAATATCTGTTAATTTTATGTTTTGCAATTAAAGGATATATATTTTTTATATCATTATTTGTAATTTCTTCTTTAATATTAATTATAGAATTAAAATAGTGCAATGTTGTTTTTTCTTTATTGTATCTCATCTTACTTACAGTTTAATTGTACAAAATATTCATTGTAGTACTCAGTACAAGCCAAAAGACGCTCTCTAATGGCTTCTTCTGTTGAAATGTTGCGTTCATACCTTAAGACTGTTATTCTCTTTCTAGGGTCAATGTGAGATACTTTGTGGATTGATTTATTATCCCAGTCTGAAAGTAGAAAGTCATCTGTATCAATCATGCAGTAGATTAGCTCAGCTGATTCCTTGTCACATAGCATCATGTAGCCTCTCAACTGCCATTCGTAATCCTTGTTTATTCCTTCTGATGCTATAGCTGGGAAAGTCTCTAAGGACCATGATGTCTTGATGTCAATGATTGAATTCTCTAAGATAATATCAGGAGTACCTATTAGGCAGTCATTTTGTATAGTATCTTCATTCTTGATGTAGAATGAGTCTCTAATCTGATTAACTAACTCAATTGATTCATGCTCCCAGTCAGTGCCTTTCTGCATTGCTTTAGTAGATACAAAAGAGTTATAGCCAAAGAAATCTTCTTTTGCCTTGTTAGCGATATAAGACTTAGTAGTCTGACTCAATACTTCTGACTTAGTGCGTGACTCAGTCATAAGTTTTCCTAGTGATGATGGATGCCATTTCATAATGCTTGTAATTGTTGTTTGGTTAGGTTAAAATCTGATTTTAATTTTTCTGCTGTGTACTTGCCTGACTCAATTGACTTAAGAGCCTCTTTGAATCTGTCATCTGTTAGCGTTGGTTTTTCAGCTACTGTAACTGGTTCTAATGATTCAACACCATCATTCTCAGTGATGTCATAGGCTGATTGATAAAGATACCTTCTATTGTAAGTGATAGTAGATCCTAATCTTTGGATAGCATCAACTACAGATGTACCACCACCTTTAGCTAACATTTCAGCATCAACATAAGGGATGATAACTTCATAGAAATCATTTTTGTCATCTGAATTAACTAATGTTAGTACACAAATCCCTTCATTCTTTAAAAATTTAGGATAAGCATTTACTCCATACTTAGCATTTAATTCATTAACAATAGGCATAAAATCTGTAAGCTCATGGTACCTAAATCCAGAGAATTTGTTAAGTCCTGATTTTGGAATTTTACGCTTACTAATTTCCAACTTAATTGCAGCCATCCTAAGATGCAATGTTGGTAGTTTTTCTTCTTGGTTTTGCATATATATTTATTTAATTGTTTACAAATGTAATAATAATTTTTAGTTGTGCAACTATTTATAATAAAAATAATTGAATATACCACCATCTAGGAGGAATTATCTGACCTATTAATTTGTCATCCTTGTGATCTATATTATCCCAAATGACCTGAGTTACTCTGTAGTATTCCACTCCACCAAACCTATTTAGCTTAGTCACTTCACCAACAAAGTAGCAGTCAGTGTCTTCTGTGTCTTTAATCTTATCTCCTATTTTCAACATAGCAAAGTATCATACCATTCAACAAATGTATCAAAGTCTCTAGCAATGTAGTAGATCCCTTTTGCACTCTCTATCTTTTCTTGATACTGTTTCTGTGCATCTGACTGTCTATCTCTACCATACTTCACCTCAATCTTGACTGACTTGCCATTGATAGTAGCTGAGATGTCAGCTGTGCCCTTTGTACCTTGACCTGGTGTCCACTTACCGGGTAACTGCTTAGTGTATGCTATCTCACCAGTACCTACTTGAATCTTGTTACCTTCTCTATATTGTCCCTGATTGCCAATCCTCTCAGCTTGATTGCCAGTAGCATTGATGTAGAATATTATTGACTTAGTCAAGCTATTAGCTGAGTTATCAGCCCACTCTGTAGATGGCAAGTACTTTGGGTTCATTGATGACTTAGCCATCATGATCTCAAGCTCTAAGGCCTTGAGTTTTGCTTTGTTTTCTTTGGTCATATCTCTTTGTATATCATGTGTAACAATACCTCTCTTAAAGATTCGCATGGATACAATTGTTTTATCTCATCTCTTTCAGTCACTGTGCCAAAACACCCCTTAAAATTAGTAGTGAAGGATAGCAAAGTAAAGTGTCCATCATACTTTAGTGTAGCTATTACACACACTGTAGACATCAACTCATTGACATCCATTTGATCAATTGCTGTTTTTTTCATTTTATGTTTATTTTATAGTTTTCAAATTTCTGTTTTAACTGCTCATTCTCAAGCTCCAAATACTTCAAGTGTGAGTGTATTTTATTAAAATGCTCTTGTATCATTAGCATCCTATTGTAAGTCTTCTCAAATCGCTTAATTATAACCTCATTTGGTATATCTTCATTCTGCTTCTTGATTAGATTTCTCTCAACATCAATCAACATTTCATTTAAAAAGTACTCACTTCTTTTGTATTGAGCTTCTAAAATGTAGCTGATATCAACTTTCTCAAATGCTTGTTCCATTTCTTGAGTCTCTGCTAGTATTTGTTTTATTGATGTCATAATTTAGCTTTTTCATTTAATTCATCCCAAATATCAGGAATCACTTCTTTAACAATAGGTATTTCTATTTTGATAGGTTGTTGTATTTTTTCTATAATAAAGAATTTTAATACTCCATTAGATTTTCTTTCTTCAAATGGTATTTTATAAAATTCTAAATATGCTTTTAAACCAATTGTTAAACGGTTCTGAGTGTATCCAAACTTTTTTAACTCAGGATAAGCTAACATAAATTTGTCATAAATATCCTTAATTGAAACCCAATCATTTTTAGTAATTGTTTCTACAAAAGAAAACAACTCATTTCCGATTTTATCTTTTAGCTTTCTTATCCCTAAATTTTTGGGTGCTGATTTAACCAGTCCAAATTGTAGGTATTTTTTAACACATTCTATCATGTAATTATCAAACCTTGCCCACTCCATTGAGTCCCAGTCGTTAAATAATTCATTTTTAAAATAGTCCTTAGGGGTGTTGTTTGCATTAAAGAAAGTACTTAGCTCAACTTCAAACTTTCTAGCTTCATGTGATCCTGAGTCACCCTTCACAGTATAATTTGTAGTTATTAAAATCTTAGGGCTTTCTTCAATAGGTAAATGAATAGCATCTTTACCTTTATATTCAATAGTCAAGCCCTCTGTAATGACACTAAATAGTTTTTCAAATGGAAAATTCCTAATAATATCATCAAATACTAACACTTGACAATCAGTTGATACACTTTGATAAGGAAAAGATTTTCCAAAACTGAACGTTTTGCCATCAATTGATTGAACTTTCTTAAGGTTTTTTAAAGCATTCCAAAACAAACCCTTACCACTTCTACCATTAGGCTCATCTGAGATCATCTCATCGTTAAGAACTATGGCAAAATTATCTGTTTTTGATTTATAGGAGTGAATTAAATAACCAATAATTGATTGAAACGTATTGTATCTATTTACATCCTCACCAGCTATTTTCCAAATAAACTCCCTATATTGTGAAGTATGATGGTCACATTCTGTGTAGTCACGTTTAATGATTTGGTCTTTCCAAATTGAAATGCTTACATCGTTGTATTGAATAAGCTCTCTATTGTCTTTTGTAGTTTTTACAATGCAATTATTGTAGAATAAATAGCTTGTATCTCTGTCATCTTTAAATATTTCAACTTCAATACTATTTATCATTGATAAGAACTCACGTTTAAAAAACTTTAAGTTACCAGACATTAGATTGAATACTCTATCCTCAATATTATTATTTTCAATGTAATCTAAAACAAAATCCTTTACATCAATTTCGTTTATTATCTCTAAAAATATGCCATTCTTTTGAATTATAACAAAGGAACTGGATGCATCTTTAGTAGGTTTATACTTATAAAAATTGTTATTAGAAAGAAAGTGTTTAAATAGCTTGTTGTTTAAGGAAGGTACTCCCTTTTCTGTAAAACTCCAGAATTCAATTTGTTTATTCATAATTCATTTTTTATGCCCTTAAATGATAAAACCCCTTGAACTTTTGCGGGGCATCGCTACTCATTCAAAGGGTTTCTAATAATTTCTTGAATGTTCATGCCCGAACTGTTTGCAAATCTAATTATAATTTTAAGATAAAAAAGTAAAAGTTCAGAAAAGTTTTAAAAAAATATTTTTACTTATTAACTATTTGATATTTAACAACTTATAAACTAACAGTAAAACTTCATTTTTCAAACTTTTACTGCTTAAATATTTATTTATCAGTTAGTTAACTATAAAAAGTAAAAGTTTGCATTAGATTTTAAAAAAATATTTTTGGAATTGTCCGCTATATTATAAAGAGTTGACATTTTACTAAAAACTTTTACTTTTTGTTGTAACTTATTGAACATCAGTACCAAATACAGTAAAACTTTGCTATAAAAAACTTTTCTAAACTTTTCTACTTTTACTTTACACCACTCTTTCTAAGTACTGGTCATTAGCTATTCTCTCCTTAATTATTCTTAAATCTGTGGTGTTGTTGCACTTGATAACATCCTCAAAAATAGAGTACTTAGGTAGTTCAATTGGTGCTTGACCAGGATAAAGATAGTATTTAAGTTCTGCTATTGCATCATCATAAATCTTGTCACAATTTTGAAATTGATTGTCTACATTAAGTCCATGCATGACAGTGACGTGATCCTTTTCAAGCATTCTACCTATTTCTGACAAGTTCAATCCTAATTTTTTTAGCTCTGAGAATAGATAGTATCTTTTATAGACTATCCCTCTACTTCTTTTTGTACTGATTAGATTGTGAAGTTCAATCATGTATTTGATTTTTTCTATCATTTTATTGTGTTTAAATAGTACTTGTTAAATTTATCTTTATTCACCTGGTAACCTAATGACTTGAATAGGTTAAAATATCTGTAGATTGTTCTGTTTGAAACGTTGAGATATCTTTCTATTGTTGTAATTTGTCTAGGTCTTTCTTGCATTAGTTGCATCAACTTGATACATCTGTACATTTTAAATTGATTCATAGCTCCTCTACTTTATAACCATTATTAATATACCATTGTGGAGTCTCAGGTAGGTCATCAGGATACTTCTCATCTTGAAGACATCCATTGTGGTCAAGGTAGCAATACCACCAAAAACCACCTAACTCTTCTACTGAGTCTTCTAACCATACTCTGTGTGTTGCTTTCATTTTATTCTGATTTAAAGGTTTCGTTGTAGTATTCTATTGCTGTATCATAATCATCAGCAAACTCATAAATACAAGCATCAATTATTTGCTCCTTCTCCATTTCAATAGCCTTATACATTGCTATTCTTAGCTCCTCAGATATTATAAATCTACATGAGATTTCATCTATCAGGAATTTTACTGCTGTGTCTTTCATAGCTCCTCAATTTTTAAGATTAAACCTATCCATCTGTCCACTATCAGGAATGCATGTTGTTGATCGTATGCCTTCACTATCTTGAAGGACTTGTCTTTCATTGT